GTGCTGGCAACGCGAACCACATGTGGTTCCTCAACACCAAGTACCTGCACTTCCGTCCTCACAAAGATCGTAACTTTGTGCCGATTGGCGGCGAGCGGCAGGCCGTTAACCAAGACGCCATTGTGAAACTGATCGGCTGGGCAGGTAACTTGACCTGCTCGGGCGCGCAGTTCCAAGGCGTGTTGATTGATTAAGAGGGCAAACAAATGTCTATTTCTGTAAGCAATATGATCGGTGTTTCGCTTGAATACACCGACACCTCGCCCTCGTTCGCCGTTGGCACCGTTGTCAACTTGAGCGATGGTGGTCAGGCCATTTATGTGCAGGCGGCTTCAACCTGCGCTCAATGGTCGGCTGTAACTGTCAACGTCAACAACACGGTGGCCCCGTTGACCACGACCAACTCTGCCAATTCAAAGGCGGTTGGTTTTGCTCAAGCGTCCATTGCCTCGGCCTACTACGGCTGGGTGCAGTTGGGCGGCAAGCCGCGTGTCAGCGTGTTGGTCGGCTGCCAGCCGAACGTCCCGCTGTTCACCACCGCAACCGCAGGGTCGCTTGACGACGCTACGGTGACGGGTGGCTTGGTGGCGGGCCTTGTGGCCACGACCTCGGCGGCTTCGGCCTCTGCGGTCACCTGCATCGCGGGCTATCCGCACATCGCCACGGGCGTTGTCGGGTTCTAACGATGCAGCCTCTGGAGATCACGGTTCAAGCGGCGGGTACGGCGGAGGAGCTTTGCTCTAACATCCGCTCGGCGCTTGGCCGTGGTCTACCAGAACTGACCCCCACTCCCATTAAGCACGATGGAACATTCGTGTGCGTGGCGAGTGGGTGGTCTATGCCCGATTTTGTAGAGGAAATCAGAGCGCACCGCCGAGCCGGTCGGCCCATCGTGGCGATCAAGGCAGCGCATGATTTCCTGTGCGAGAACGGCATTGAACCGGATATGTGGGTCAACCTAGATCCGCGTGACCGCACTAGCGGCATCCAAAAGGCGAACGATCGTACCGTGTACCTCGTTGCCTCGCGTTGCCCGCCCGTGACGTTTGACTACCTACAAGGGAAAAACGTATGGCTGTGGCACTCCTGGGCAGAAGGCCCAGAGATGCAGGCGATTGGCCCAGGCAAATTGGCTGTGGGTGGCGGGACGACATCGGGACTCCGTGCCATCAACATTGGTTATCTGCTCGGGTTCCGCAACTTCGTGCTGTACGGGTACGACAGCTGCAACCGGGCAGATGGCTTGAAGCGTTTTACCGGGGAATTCACCGGCCCATCCATTGACGTTCATGTGGGCGGCCCGACCGGCAAGAAGTTCAACTGCAACATGGCAATGGCCCAGCAGGCCAACGAGTTTCAGAAACTGTTTGAGGTGATGGGCGACATCAACGTGGATGCGCGTGGCCCCGGCTTGATTGCCGAGATCATGCGAGTGCGCCACGAACAGGCAAAGGCAGCCTAATGGCGATTCCTTCTCGCGTACTTGGATCGGGCGTGAACGGCCTATCCACCGTCTCCATTTGTGGCGACGGCAACGCAAGCGTGAGCGCAGCCGGTACGTCGGCGGGTGATGCCACAACGCTGACCTATGTCTACAACAACGTCACAACGGTAGGCGCAGGCGCAGGCGTTAAACTGCCGCCGACCGAGATGGGCGAGACAATCATCGTCAAGAACACAAGCGCGAACCCGCTGACTGTGTACCCATACGACACGGGTAGCAGCATCAACAACGTCGGGTTTGGCACGATCAATCCTGACTGCTCGGCCTTGTTTTTTGCCGTGAGCAACACGCTCTGGGAAGAACTGCAAGGCTTTGGGCGAGCGGTGCCGATCCTGCATTACGGTGCGTTTTCGGACACCACGCTGCAAACGGCGGCGTCTATCGATACCGCTTACGGCATGGTTTTTAACACCACCGATAGCAGTAACGGTGTGTCTATTGGCTCGCCGTCGTCCCGCTTGGTTGTAGATTACCAAGGCGTTTACAACGTGCAGTTTTCGGCACAGTTAGACAAAACCTCGGGCGGCGCAGGCAATATCTACATTTGGTTGCGTAAAAACGGCACCAACGTCGCCAATACAGCCACCACTATCGCCATCCAAGGCACCGCAGCGCGTACCGTCGCCGCGTGGAACTTCATCATCCAACTTGATCCTACTCACTACGTTGAATTGATGTGGGCGACGGATGACACAAGCGTTAGAATTCTTGCAGCCAGCGCCACAAGCGTATGGCCTGCGATCCCCTCGGTCATTTGTACCATCACACAGGTCAACAACCTGTAATCCCCACAGGAGCAAGGACAATGCCATTAGATAGCGACATCAACAACGCCGACGCCCAGCTGCACGTTGAGTTTTATTTGCGCGAGGATGGCCCAAACAAGGGCAATCCGTATGTGCGAATTCAAGCGCCTGGCGACAAAACTAACGTGATCGACCAGCCGGTGCGCGACGATCATCGTGAGCGTTTCCCGCGGCAATGGTTGTATTTCCAGATGCACCAGAACGAGAACGCTGCGGCGCAGATCGGAACCCCGCTATCGCAATGGCAGAAGGACGCTCCTGATGAAATTAACCGCGACCAGATCGCGGAATTGAGCATTCTCAAGTTTTTAACGGTTGAGCAGCTTGCCTTGGCATCTGATGGCCAATTGCAGCGCATCGGCATGGGTGGCGTTGGCTTGCGTGAACGCGCGCGCCAATACTTGAACCGCAAAAACCGCGTTGAGAGCAACGCGGAACTTGAAGATACCAAGCGCCAATTGGCTGAATTGCAGGCGCAAATGGCGTCCCTGGTGGCGGATAAGCCGAAAAGAGGGCGTCCGCCGAAAGAATTAACGGAGGCATAGTATGGGCAGCACGATGGTTCAACTCATCACCGAGTGTACGCAAGAACTCGGTATCCCGACCCCCTCCACGGTCGCGGGCAACAACAGCCAAGACGTTGTGCAGTTGTTGGCCCTGATGAACGCCTGCGGGTATGAGTTGCTCCGTCGTGCTGATTGGCGAGAGCTGACGCGCCCTCACACCTTTTACACCGAAGCGACGACCGCGACGGGGAATTGGGTCAACGGTGTCGCCACAATTACCGGGCTTGCCTCTACGGCGGGGTTAGACACGACCTATCAGGTGCAAGGGGTCGGCATTCCGAACGCCACTTACATCACCTCTGTCGGTGCTACGAGCGTCACGCTGAACTATCAGGTCACGGAGACGGTTGTTGGCGGCCAGGTTATCTTTCAAAAGGTAAAGTACGCGCTGCCGGCAGACTACAGCTCGTCGGTCAACCGCACCCATTGGGATAAAAGCAAGCGATGGGAGATGCTCGGCCCAGAGTCGCCACAGCAATGGCAATGGCTGCTCTCGGGATATATCAGCACCGGCCCGCGTATCCGCTGGCGTCTGCTCGGTCAGTACTTCCAGATTTGGCCAGGCATGAACGGCGGTGAGCTGCTCGGCTTTGAGTATCGCAGTAAAGCCTGGGCATACGCACCTGACGGCACCCCGCAAAACAGCCTCACGAACGACAACGATACTTGTATTTACCCCGATCGCCTGATGGTATTGGGTACAAAGCTCAAGTATTTTGAGGCCAAGGGTTTTGATACCACGGCGCTGTACCGCGATTATCTGATGGAGTTTGAGACGGCTGTGGCGCAAGACACCGCTGCCGCCAACCTCTCGTTTGCCCCGCGACCGGGTACGGTGTTGATCGGTTACGACAACATCCCTGACAGCGGCTACGGCACGGACAGCCAATAATGGCGTCGCCCGTTCGCAGACGGCTAATCCAGCGCACCACCAACAACGTGGCGTCATTACCGGCGCCTGTCGGTGGCTGGAACGCCCGCGACTCGCTCGCCAACATGGCGCCGACCGATGCGGTAACGCTTGATAACCTGTTCCCAGGCGTTTCGAGCGTGTCGCTGCGCGGAGGCTATGCCAAACACGCCACCGGCATGACGGGCCAGGTAGAAAGCCTGCTCGTCTATAACGCTGGCACAAACGATAAGATGTATGCCGTCGTTGGCGGCAACATCTATGACGTCACCTCGGCAGGGGCGGTGGGAGCCGCGAAAGTCACCGGCTTATCTAACAGCCGTTGGGAATTTACCAACATCACAACGTCGGGCGGCGGATATTTGTATACCGCCAACGGTGTTGACAAGCCGCTGCTGTTTGACGGCACCACTTGGACGCCGATTGACGGCGCATCCACGCCAGCCATCACAGGCGTGACCACGACGAGCTTGATACAGCCGACGCTGTTCAAAAACCGTATGTGGTTCATCCAGAAGGACACGCTTAAGGCGTGGTATCTGCCAACCGCCTCGGTAGGCGGCGTGGCAAACGTCCTTGATCTGTCATCAGTCGCACACTTGGGTGGAACGCTCATTGCGATGGCGTCATGGACAATTGACGCGGGTTATGGTGTTGACGACAACCTCGTTTTCATCACCGATCAGGGCGAAGTCATTGTCTACCGCGGCACCGATCCCTCAAGCGCCTCTACCTGGGCGTTGATTGGTGTTTGGATCATTGGTTCTCCAATTTCTCGCCGCTGTGTGCAGAAATATGGCGGCGATTTGCTGATTTTGACGCTGGATGGCCTGATTCCGTTTGCATCGGCGCTGCAATCTTCGCGGTTAGACCCGCAAGTGGCGCTATCAGACAAGATCCAAGGCGCATTTGCAGCCGCGGCACGAACGTACAAGTCCAGTTTTGGTTGGGCATTGCTATACAACCCGCTGAATAACGCCCTCATTGTTAATGTGCCGGTTAGCACGGGCAACCAAGAGCAATTTGTGATGAACAACATCACAAAAGCCTGGTGTCGATTTACGGGATGGGCGGCAAACTGCTTTGCATTGCTCAACGATAAACCGTATTTCGGCGGTAACGGCTATGTTGCCGAGGCTTGGACGACAGGAACTGGCACAACTGGTTTCAATGATGATGGAGTGGCCATCAACACCCGCGCGTTGCAGGCGTTTAATTACTTTGAGACGCGAGGCGTCATCAAGTATTTCACCCGCGCTCGCCCGACGCTATATAGCAACGGTCAGCCGACCATCAACATCGGCATGAATGTGGATTTCCAGACCAACGCCGACCTTGGCGCGCTATCGTTCGTGGCAACGCAATACGGTTTATGGGACGTTGGGCTGTGGAATCAGTCGGTGTGGGGTGCGGATCTCATCATCACTAACAATTTCGTAGGTATCCAAGGCATCGGTTACTGCGGCGGCTTGGTTTTCAACAGCGCCAGCAAGAACGTTTCCTTGGAATGGGCATCAACGGACGTCGTTTATCAACTCGGATGGGCTGGCGCATCGTAAACGGCCCCCATGTGGGCCATTGGGTCATGTCGCGCACGGACGGCGGCTATCACGCTGACCGTTCTGTCGCCATTGGCCTCGAGAAAGACGGTGAGCTGGTCGCCGGTACGGTTTATGAGATGTGGAACGGCAGATCGGTCGTTTGTCACATCACTTGGGATCAGATTACCCCGGCATACCTCGCCGCGGTATATGACTATCCCTATAACGTCGCAAATGTTGATAAGATCATAGGGCCAATCAGCAGCAAGCATACCCGCGCGCTCAAATTGGTCACGAAAATGGGGTTTTCAGAGGAAGCGCGGATTAAAAACGCCGCACCCGATGGAGACATTGTTTTTATGACGCAGACACCAGACAAGTGTCGCTATTTGGAGCCTCGGTATGGGCAAAAGATCACCGGCGCCACCGCCAGCACCTGATTACGCCGCGTTAGCGCGGCAGCAAGGAGCCGAAAACTTGGCAGCAGCCAAGCAAACGGCCTATATGTCCAATCCCAACATCTACGGCCCCACCGGGTCGCAGACGGTGACTTGGCAAAAGACGCCAACGGTAGACAGAGACGCCTACAACAAGGCGATGGAAGCCTACCAGCAGCGGCTTTTCACCAATCCCGAAATGGCAGGTGAAGCGCCGGACGAATCAGCATTCACTACCTACATTGAACAGCCGACCATCACGCAAAAACTGACCGATCTAGGTCAGATGGCGTTTGAGCAAGAGCAAGCTGCTGATTACTGGTTAAATTTAGCAGCTAAAAACGCTGCGTATGGCATTAAAGATCTGCCGGTAGCTAGGCCGTTTGACACAAGCAGCCTACCGAGCATTGATTACACCATCGGCTATTCTGGCCCAATGGAGCGGTATTTGCCTGGCCAAGAAACGCCGGGATATACCGACATCAGTTATGCCCAGCAGGGCATCCGATCAGCACCGACAGCCTCATATGCGCCGACCGGCCAATACGGCATGGAAGCGTTACCGGGGCAAGTTGGGCCGGGGCAGATGGCGCAAGCCAACGTCGCCGTGCAAGGCGCACAATTGCCTGCACAGGCCGAAGCGTATGGCGTGGCGCAAGGCGGCCCTGCTGCACCGCAACTGCAAGGCGCTGACCTCTCGGGCGTCAGCCGGGTTTCGCAGATGCCGTTCTTTGCCGGAATGTTTGGTCTAGCCGGTGCAGGCCCGCAAGGGTTAAATCTGCAAGGACTTGACCTATCAGGCGTTGGCGGTGTGGCCGGTGGCCCGCAACAAGGCCAGTTTGGCTACGCGCAGCAGTTTGTCCAAGGGCCAGAACTGCAACGCGAAATTGACATCGGCAACCTGCCGCAAGGCCCGGTCAATGCCGGCATGACGGCGCAGCAAGCGATCCTGTCCCGTCTGTCGCCGCAGCTGCAGGGCGAGCGCCAATCGCTGCAAACGCAACTTATCAACCAAGGTTTGCGACCGGGTGGTGAGGCGTATAACTCCGCGATGGCCGCACAGATGCAGAAGGAAAACGACCTTCTGCTGCAAGCCGCCGCGCAGGGCATCAGCCTTGACCAAGCAGCGCGTCAGCAAGCGTTTAACGAACAGCAATCTCGCGCTATGTTCGCCAACCAAGCCGCCCTGTCGGGCTTTGGTGCGGGCATGGAGCAAGCCGGTCTGTATAACACCGGGTTAGGGCAGAACCTCCAACAGTCGCTTGCCACGCAAGCCGCGCAAAACCAAGCGCAACAACAAGCATTCCAGCAGCGTCTGCAAGCGGGTGAGTTTGGCCGCGAGGCGCAATTGGCGTCGTTTGGCACCCAACAACAAGCGCAGCAGGCTGCTAACCAGGCCATTGGTCAGAACTTTGACCAAGCCCTTGCAGCACAGCAGGCGCAGAATCAGGCGCAACAACAGGCATACCAGCAGGCACTCGGCACAGGTCAATTCAACCGAGAAGCGTTGATGGCGCAGTTTGGCATGGGCCAGCAAGCCCAAGAACTGCAAAACCAAGCCATCGCGCAAAACTACGAGCGTCAATTGGCCGCAAACCAAGCGACCAACCAAGCGTTGCAGCAGCTTTTCGGCCAGAACGTCAACGTGCAAGAGTTGCAAAACGCTGCCGCAGGGCAGAACTTCCAGCAACAACTTGCCGCACAACAAGCCAACCTTGCTCGCCAAGCGCAACAGGTCGGTCAGTCGCAAGAAGCCGCGCAGTTTTACAACCAAGCGCAGCAACAAGCGATGCAGCAAGAACTGGCGCGTCAGGCAGCGCAGAACCAAGCGCAAGCGCAGTTGTTTGGGCAAACCGTTACGCAGCAAGAAGCTCGCAACGCCGCCCTTGGGCAGCGGTTCGCGCAAGACGCTCAACGCGCAGCTTTCATCAATGCCGCGCAACAACAAGCATTTCAGCAAGGCATCGCGCAGCAGCAGTTCCGCAACACCGCCATCCAGCAAGCTCTCGCGCAACAGGCAGCGATACGCTCAATGCCGATCAACGAGATCAGCGCCTTGTTGTCAGGTGGTCAGGTGGCTCTGCCGCAATTCCAAGGCTACCAAGGCGTCACCGTCGCTCCTGCGCCGATCTTCCAGGGCGGCCAAGCGCAAGACGCAGCAGCAATGCAGCGTTATGGCATTGCGGCAAACCAAGCGGCAGCCAACGCAGGCGGTTTGTTCAACTTGGCGGGATCGCTCGGCAGCGCGGCCATCATGGCCTCCGATCGCCGCTTGAAGTCCAACATCGTGCGTTTAGGTACGCACCCGCTTGGCATCGGAATCTACGCCTACGACATTTTCGGCGAACGTCAGCTTGGCGTGATGGCCGACGAAGTGGAGCAGGTCAAGCCGGAGGCGGTGCTAACGCATTCAAGCGGCTTCAAGATGGTCAACTACGGGGCGCTCTAATATGCCGTACTTCAAAACGTACAAAGATCGCACCGACGCACAGAAACTTGCGCAGATGTTGGCGATGCAGGAGGCCAACCAGGCGGTCAACACCGATTACGCAGCGATTCCGACGATGGCAACGCCGTCAGCATCGGTTGACCCGCAGGATCTGCTGAAGATGCGCGAAATGATGAACCGACAGACGGCGCGAAACGCGCAAAACGTCGGAAAACGCACATATAGCACTACCACGCCATTCAACACAGGCGGTTTAGCATGAACGGATACTCACCCGATCGCAGGCCGCAACAGCTTGCACAGATGCTGGCAGCGCAGGAGCGCAATACGTCCCTTGGCGCGCCGCCGGGGCAGCGTGATATGGCCATGCGCCAAGTGCCTGGCCTGGCTTTCTCACAGCCGACGCCCAACGCAGCGCCAGGTGTGCCGCCGCAGGCGATGAACTTTAACGGCCCCATGACGACACCGCAGCCGGGTATGCCGACCGGGCGCCCGCAGATGGGTATGAGCAGGCCGCAAATGGGAATGCCTCGAGCGGGTGGCTTGATGGGGCGTTCGCCGCAGGTGGGCGGCATGGGATCTCGACCGCGTATGCCCTCGTCGCCGGGTTTGACGACCCCGCAGGGAGGCGGCTACCGAGGAGATTTTGACTATGGCCAAGATTAGTCCTGTATTTCGCGCTCCGTCGCCGTATGAGGAGGAGATGCTGCGGGCGCAGCGTCAGCAGCAACTAGCCGAAGTCCTCCGCCAACAGGCTTTTATGCAGGAGCCGGAGTCGCCGACTTACCAGGGGTTCCGTGCGATGCCGACGCCAACAAACGCCCTGGCGCGCATCCTGTCGGCCTATACGTCCAAGAAGATTGGAGAGAAGGCAGAGGAAGCCGAGCGTAAGGCCCGTGAGGCTGATGTGGCCGAGTTTGAGGCGTTGCGCCGTGACCTTGGCCCGCAGACTCAAGTCACCGGCCCCGATATGTTTGGCGATCCGATGGAGATGGCCGGCAAATACACGCCGCCTGTCACCCAGACGGTGATGCCGACGTTCCAAGATCAAGAAACGCGGCTGATGGAGGCCATGTCAAGCGGCAGCCCTCGAGCGCAGCGTTACGCGCAGCTCATGCTGTCGCGTCAGCCGAACGTCAGCATTGAGGCGTTAATGGAAGCCTCGCCAGAAACCCGCGAGCAATACCAAAAAACTCGAGATCCGTTCGTCTTGGCCAAGCCGCCAAAGGTCGGGGATCTGCCGAGCGAAGTTGAAACGTACCAATACTATGTCGCCGATCAACAGCGATTGGATAAGCCGGTTAAGTCGTTTGAAGATTGGCGATTGACCAAGCCGCCTAGCACCGTCGTGCAGAATTTGTTGCCAGGCGAAAAGACCGCAAACAAATATTCAGACGAGCTTGCAGGATTGCTCGCCAAGCAAGATTCAGACGCGATTGCCGCAGGCGACAACGCCATCGGACAAATTGAATCGTCATTCCGAGTACGCAATCTGTTAAAGCAAAACCCTATCACGGGAACAGGCGCGCCGGCACGTTTGGCGTTGGAAAAAGCACTTGTTACCGCAGGCTTTTCGAAAGGCGACAGAGCAACTGTCACCGAAAACCTGTCTGCCGAGCTTGCCAAGACGACGTTGGCTGCGGTTCGCACAAGCGGCCTCGGATCTGGTCAAGGATTTACCGACAAGGATCGCCAATTCTTGGAGCGCGCTGCCGCAGGTCAGATTGACCTGACGCCGGAAAACTTGCGTTATCTCGCCGAGCTGAACGAGAAGGCGGGCAGAGCTAACATTGCTGTGAGCAATCGAGTTCGCGCTCGAGTAAGACAGCTGCCGCAATTCAAAGGCTTGCCAGGAATGCTACCCGACATCGTTGCCCCGCCCGCTTACGGCAGTCAGTTGCCGGAAGGCGCGGAACTTGACCAGCCGAGACGGTAAGCGAGGACGCTATGGCATACCAAGAAGGGCAAACAGCGACCAACAAAAAGACCGGGCAGCGTTACGTTTTTCGTAATGGCGAATGGGAAGAATTAGGCCCGTCACCGACTGACGCTCGCGTTATGGGCGCGCAGATGCCTGCCTCGGCTCAAGGCGCGCTGACGTTTGGGCAAGGCGCAACCTTCAATATGCTCGACGAATTGGCTGGCGCTGCGGCGCTTGGCCAACTCGGGCAGTCATACGCAATGGGTGGCACCCAGATGCCGCCAACCCGCGCGGATTACACCGCACCGCGTGACATCATTCGCGGCGGTACTGCTGCATTTGCTGAAGCCAATCCCAAGACCGCGCTTGGCCTCGAGATGGCAGGCAGCCTGGCCACGTTACCGTTCAGCATGGGCGGATCTGTCGCCCCGCTTGGTGCAGGCTATCGCTCGATAGCAGGTCGTTACGTTGCCCCGATCGCAGGCCAAAGCGCATTGGGTGCGACAGGCGCCAGCGAAGCTGAAACAACCCCCGAACTTGCCAAAGATATTTTGCTTGGAACCGGCGCAGGCGTTGTTACGGGTGGCGTAACTGGCCTTGGCATCAAAGGCGCTGGCGCAGTCACGCGACGTATGGTGCCGACCATGCAACGTGAATTTGAGTTGCAAGCGCCAAGAGAGCGTTTAGCGCAACTTTTGCAGCGTGATGCGTATGCGCGCATTCCGCCTGACACGCTCGCCAAGCAAGAGCGTATTGCAGAACTGCAACGTCAACTAAAAGTCCTCCCTGGCCCGTCGCTGATGAAAGCACGGATGCAGGAGGAACTAAACGCGCTAACGAGTGGCGTAGAAGCCGACCCGACGCAAGTGGCTGCTGCTCGATTGCAGCGCCCTCGAGGCGGTGGTCTTGGGCCGGAGGCACCGATAGCCGCAACGGGATCTGCTACTCGCGCAGAACTCGCATTGCTGCGTAACGAGCCTGGCTCAACGCAGGGCATGATTGACAGATCAATGCGCCCGCTCGTCAACAAGCGTGGCGATCGTCTGCAAGCCGCATCAGATGAGCTTTTGGACGCGCAAGGTGTGCCGTTCCGAGCGACGCTAAAGCAATACAACGAGCAAGCCAAGGCCAAGGCAGCTCCGTTTTACGCGCAGCTTGAAAACTATGACGTAACGGTTGATGCGGAGTTGCTCAAACTACTCAATCGCGCAAAAAAGACGTTCTCGGAAGCCGAGGAGCTGGCGCTGGTTGAAGGTATGCCCGAGAAACTAAATCTCGGCGACTTGCGACTTGGCGATCGTGTTCCGTTCAACGTATTGGACACGCTAAAACGTACTCTTTACGACATTGAAGATAGCGCAAAGGGTGAATTTGGTAAGCCGACGCAAAAGAGCCGCGGATACACCAATTTGCGACGCGATTTGACGGACAAACTCGACAATGTTGCGCCAAAAGATAACCAGGGCCGCAGCGTTTACCGTCTTGCGCGTGAGAATTTTGGCAGCGAGACGCAGATGGCGACCGCAATGGAGCGCGGCCGCAAGGTTATGTCCGAGGATGTCGAGGAATTAGCTGAAATCATCGACGACTTGGAGCCGGCGCAGCTCAATGCGTTTCGTCTTGGCGCTGCCCAGGCTTTACGCGATCAAGCCGCAACGCCTGCGGGCCAAGCCAAGTTGATGAACCTGCAAAAATCACCAGGAATGCAAAAGCGTTTGCGCCTGGTCTTTGGCAACGACTTCCGCAAATTCCAAGCAACGGTACTGCGCGAGGCAGAGCTGCAGGAAACGGCTCGCGCAGGCAAGGGATCGCAAACTTTCTCGCTGTTCAAAGGCGAAGAAGATCAGAACAAGCTCGCGCAAGCCCTGCAAGCCGCGCAGATGATGCAGGGCGACATGATCGCCGGTGCAGCAGCGATTGCGGCCAAGGATAAGGGCAAAAAACTGAACGAACGCCAGCGTCAACAGCTGGCAGAATTGTTGTTGTTACGCGGTCAGCCCGCGCAGGATGAACTACGAAACGTGCGCCTGTATCTTGAGCGTCGCGCAGCGGCGCAGAAACGCGCACAGGAAGCATCGGGGCGTATCGGCGCATTTGGCGCTGGATATGGCGCTGGCCAAGAATAGGAGCAAGTAAATGAGCTTTAACGGTTCCGGCACATTTCTTATCAACTCAACGGGGCAGCC